TGTTTCTCCAATTCAATGGCACGGGCTTCGATTTGCTGTGAACTAAACAAGCTCCTCTCGCGTACGAGGTCAAACGCCTTAGATGTAGACGTGAAAGCCTTCGATGCCTCCAAAGTAGAGCCAACAAAGGTGTCGAACTGTTGGCCTAACGCACTAAGAGCGATTTGAGCGGCAAAGTTTGCTGGTCCGCCGACTAAACCGCCAGCTGCACCGCCGAGGACAGAACCCGGTCCGCCGCCAAACAACAGCGGGAAGCCAGCACCAAGAGCAACACCTTGAAGACGCCCCAACCGGGCTGCACCACGCGCCGCCCGAGCGGCGGGAGATCCCGGAATATTCGCTCTTCCGCCAATCGGACTACGGGGTCCGCCAATCCTGGCTTGACGTTCAATTTCGCGGGTCTGGCGCTTTTGCAGCTCTAACCTGTCGCGCTCTTTGCGGATAGCTAAAGACAGTTCATTTGTTAGCTGCTTAAAACTTCCAAATTGACGACGTGCTTGGGCGGTAGTGACTTCGCCCAGTTTTGCGCGTAACTTATCTGTATTTAATCCAGCTTCTTCTAAACGACGTATTTGCTGATCTAAAGTATAGCGTTTTACCTGCGCTTTAGATAATGCATCAATGTTTTCGGCCTGCATACGGCCTGTTTTTACGCCGACTTTTAATTGCCTTTCAAGCTGCGTGATATATGTACGTGCCAGGCTGTTCTGTGCTCTGGCTGTTTGGATACGCCCTTCTTCATAAGCTTTCAAAGAGCGATTGATAATTGTGCGGCCTTTAGTTACATCAAGACCTTTCTCCTCAAGGCGATTTAGTCGCTGACCTAAGTTGACACGAGTTACTTGGGCGGCTGCGGCTCGATCTTCAAGTCGGGCTCGCTCCTTTGCACTGGCAGCGGCTTGTTTGGCGGCACGCTCTTCTGTTCGTAGGGGCGCAGCAAGGTTTTTCTTGAGGTTGTTTACCCTTTTTTCGAGATCGCCGAGTTGCTTGTCGAGCGTCTTGGCGTTCAGCTGGATATTAACTTCGTAGTTGACGCCAGCCACAGAAAACGCCCGCCTAGTAGATCCAGATTAGCGAACTCTGCGGTACTGGGCCTCCTGACGGGCGCGTTCGTACGCCTTCTCCTCACGCTCGGACTTGAGGTTCAAGTAAGCGCTCCAGGCGTACAGCTCTTCCGTGGACATGCGCTGGCGTAGTTCGGCCAACGTCATGCCCAACGTTTCTGCGATAAAGAACTGCAGGTAAAGCTGCGGATCCTTATCAATCTGCGCTTTTGACGGCCTCCGGCTCGACCCCCTCTGCCATGCCCTGCATCTTGGTCATGATGTCCAGCAGAACAGCCATTGGCAGTTCGTTGCGCAGTGCGGCGCGGTCGCCTTGGCTGAACAGCTTGGCGCCGCCCTCGTCCTCAGCCTTTTGGATGATGGTCTGGAGCGCAAACTCCAAGCTGTTTTCGTCGTCGCCCTTGTTCAGGCTTTTGATCACGTCGTTGATGCGGTCGCGGTCGGCGATCGTCAAAGCACGCCAAAACACCTTCAGGACAACTTCGTCGCCATTTTTGATCGTGTAGCTGTTGCGGGCTTCGACGCTGAAAGCCTTACGCAGCTTGTCGATTGCTCTTGTACCAGCCATAAAAATTAGACTTGACTATTACACTATACAGCTCGCTTAAATCCTCTGGACACAAATACATCGCTGATGTCGCCAAGAATTTCTTCGGTTTCGGTATAAACCTTGAACCAGTCGGGGTTTTGGTACTTAGCGGTTAGCTGGAAACTTTGGCCGTGTTCCTCGTATGTCACCCCTTCTCGGATAGCTAAAGGATTGTTGACGGCAAAACCGGCGTACTCGACCGTGTTTCCGATATACAGCGGGCTGTCCAGTGGAAGCTTCAGTGCTGCAGGGGGGCTTGTGTCTCGTCTTGTTCTGTCGTTGATGCCGCCTTCGCGTTCTTTAGTGGGTTTAAGCGGCTGGCTGCTTAGTTCCCAGTTGCGGCCAAATGTTCCGGTCCACCAAGGGCCTTGTTCTTTGAGGGATACAACGATCTTGGGGCCGGCCTCGGCGCGTGCGTTTTCGATCTCGCGCTTGAGATCTTTTGCCAGCCAGCCAATACCTCTAGCCATTACGCCGTAGCCGAGAAACGGCAATTAACAACACTCAAAAAATGGCTGTTATTTTCGCTTGTGACAGCTGTAGGACCTGAAATTTCACCCACGTGCGGGCGAGTCGAATAACTATCGGTATAACCCGAAGCATTGACTGAAGTAAGACCGTCAATCACAGATTCAGCGATTGCTGAGGCTGCGGCGCTACCGCGATTCATTGGTGTAAAAATCGCGCATCGAATGGTGCCGCCGTAATAATCAATAGCTGCTCCATGCGGTTGATATGTGGACTGGCTGAAGTTTATGTTTACTAAGACGTAGCTGGTGTCTTTACCGGGTGTGGTGTATGGCATGTTGTCAAATACCACGGAAACACTTGCGTCAGCCGCCGTGATTGCAGTATTCAGTGCCTTCTCAAAAGCGGCGCGGGCGTTGACGAGTGTCATCAGAAGATCACCGTGAGAACGTACAGATATTCTTGGCCGCCGCGGTACGTTCTGATGTCTTGAAGCTTTGCAACACGGGACGATCCAGCAAACGTAAGCGTTATTTCGTCCTGCAAACTGGGCTGGTTGTTGCCGATAAGACTTGGGGTTACATACACCCGGGCGGTGTTTTCTTGGTAGCCCGTCTCTTCGTCCGAACGGATAAATTCGATCGGAACTTTGATAGCAGAGTAGCTGGTGTCGGTTGTGGTTACGGCACCAGTGTCTACGTCGTAAGTCGGGGCAGTCTTGCGGACGTAAGTGATGCTCGTATCAAGAGCAGTACCAAGGTCTGATACTACTGATTTGGCGATTTGCCGGAAGGCTGTGTCGAGTGCGCCGGCCATAATTAACCCCTCACAACACGTACTTGATAGCTGCCGCTACCTCCAAGGCAATAAGCGCCAAGATAAGACTGCAGCCAAGGATAAACGTCGAAAACGTTGTTGACCGTTCCAGTGGCTTGGCTTGACTTGTTGTACTTGACTTTGATGTCACCAAGTTCGACGGCTTCGTACAGACCAGTATCGCCGGTGGAGTCAGTAATGGCACCTGTGTCGTTAGCGAGTGCACGCGCCAGTTCGTAGGTGGCGTACTTGATTTCGGCTGGAATCAAGCTGCAAACCAGCTCAACCGTGTCGACGTGGTAATTGTTGCGGGGCCACTTCAGCGCTTGGTCGTTGTCGCAGCGGTCGCCGTAAAAGTTCAGGCTGTCGATCCAGCGCGTTGCTGAGATCAAGGAACGGTTTTTTTGGTCGTCCGTCTTGTCGTCCCAAGTGGCGGAATCGGGAACGGTTTCAAAATACGAGTTTGCTTCGGCCAGCGTTACGTAGCTGTTGGCCGTTGAACTCTTCAGTGTGGCGTTGATAGTTGCGGCCACAGCATTACCACATACTTTTTGTCAGTCTAGCGGCAATAAAAAACCCCACCCGAAGGTGGGGCATCTCCCTCGTCGAGTGAAGGATAGATCAGATGGTGGTGGTGTCCAGGGGGCTGTTGACAGTGAGCTGAACCATGGGGATCAGGTCGATGTCGTAGGTAGCGCTCCAGTTGCCGGCGGTGGCCAGGTTGGCGTTGGTGGGGTTGTCGCCAGCGGAAGTCCACTTGGTGCCCATCACGTGGTAGGCGCCGTGGTAGTCAACCGAGAGCACGTCCTGCTTGGACAGCACGTTGCGGTCTGCCTCGATGCGCAGATCCGACTGCACACCCTCAAGGATGGTGCCGGACTTGAGCAGATAGCAGTAGAACTCGCGCTGGTGGCCGCCGGTGCCAGGTGCAACGGTGTTGACTTGGCTGTCAACGACGACGCGCATGCCAGCGAACTGGCCGACTTCGCGGGCGCCGATGCCCACGCCGCCACCGCCCCAGGTCACTGCGCCAGAAGCGGCCAGTGCAGAGGTGGAGAAGGTCAGCATGCCCACCTGATACAGGTAGTAGGCGACCGAGGGGTGGACAACCAGGGTGTCGAGCTCTTCGCCGCGCTCACCCAGGACCGAGCGAGCTTCTGCCACGGTGGCAGCGGTCAGGAAGTTGGCCTCAGCACCACCAGAAGCGGCGGCCACAGCCTTGTCCAGAGCGTTGCCAGACAGAGCAGTGCCGAACAGACCGGCAAGCTGGGAGAACAGGCGGGCGCTGTTCAGCTTGTTGATGGCATCAGCCAGCTGGTTGCGGATGTGAAGCATGGGGTCTTCACCGGCAGCCAGAACGGCAACGTCGTCAACGGCGTAGGCGAAGCCACGGTGGACGATGGATGCAATCTGGGTTCCGGTCCCGATTTTCTGGGGAGTCAGATAACCAGCGGTGCTGGTGCCCCAGGTGGCGGTGCCGTCCATGATCTCCTCGGTGGGAGACACGGGGTTGAACTCGGGAACTTGGATGCGGGTGCCGCCTTCGCGGGCATCCAGCAGGGAGTTGCGAACAACAGCGCCGCTCTTCAGGAAGAGGCTGCGCTCCTTGATCGCCTCAGACACATAAGTGCTGAGATTATTACGCTTGACGATGTCCGCCAGAAGGACACCGCCGGAATAGTTCTGAAATGGGGCGGCCATTTCAATCTCCAGGGGAAAGGTTTACGTGGTTCAAGTCACAGACTTGAGTGGTGTCCCACGGGGACTTAGCGACCCGCTTCCCTTTTCAGCACGGCTGCAAGGTCGGGGTCGCTGGCTTCCAAGGCCATTTGCCTCGTTAGGTTAATACTACCTTCCTTCCAAGGGTTAGGCATACCAGCGGAAATAGCACTGGTAGGAGTGGGCTTGGCTCCCATTCCGGCTGCACTGCTTGGTTTGAAGTGGTGCTCAAAACCTGAGCCCGGATTCTTCAAATTAGAAAGGTAGGTGGTGATGTCTTGCTCAACACCGCCGTTTAAAACAACAACGTTTCCGTTGTCATTTTTGCGTAGGTTGTTTTGCATGAGCATCAACATCTGCTCTGCGTTGATAGCCCCAGCCTGGCTGATGGCAGCCAGGGCGCTGGTTTTCATCGCAGCA